TATTACAATGAATGGTAACATTGACCTTTAACAATGTTGAGAGGTATAAGATATGGCAAAAAAGAAGAAAATTGAAGAAGAAAATCAGTTGGAAGAAATAGAATTTCCAGAATGCGATGGTGGTCAGTCAAAAAGAGAGAATGAAATGATTGACTTGTTAAAGCAGATAGTTAATCAGAATGAACAAGTAATTCAACTATTGACGAAGTTGAAGGAAAGATTCATTTAAGGAGGTCACATGGCTGCACCTAAATTAGATGAGACTGGAAAGAGAATTATTGGTAATAATTTACTAGCTAACTGCAAGACTCGTCAAAAGCAAATGAAGTATCTTATGGAGAACATGAGAGAACCTAACTTTGCTATGATTGATGCTAAGTCAGTTGATGAAAATGACGAAGTCTTGAACACTGCTGGTATTACATATCGTATTCTGAATTCACAAGGATTTGGAAATGGAGCACATAGTTCAAATGCTTTGCCAAGTTGGGGTTCAGTCGCTAACTTTATGGCAAGTATTCAGGACTATTTGCCAAAGTCACTGAGAACTAAGCAAAATCCTTATCGTCTATGGTCACACCGTTCATTTCAGCAAAATGATACACAAGTAATAGCAGAAGATACACAAGAATTGCTAAATGATATGTGTGACTGGCTATTCAAGATGAAGACAAAGATTGAAGACTATATTGCTAGCCGTTATTTCAGAGACGGTAGATTAAATCACCTTGAGACTTTGAAAAGACGATTCAAGGACGATTGGTCAGAAAGAACTGAACAGCAAGTTGAAGCAAATATACAAGATAACAAGATTGAAGTATCATTTGAAAAATTATGAGAAAGCTATACAAATTAAGTGAACCTCAGTTAGAATTCGTAAATTCAGATGCAAGATTTACGATTTTTAATGCAGGTCGTTCATCAGGTAAGACATTTGCAGCATCACTTATTGCTGCACGTGCTTTACTATCTGAAAAGAAAGTTATAGTATTTGCTCAGAACTTCAAGGCACTTTCTGAGAACTTGATGGTTGCTATTGACGAAAGATTGTCAGAAATGACTGGTCATCTTGGTAAGATTTACAAATTTAACCCTAATTCACAAAAAATTACTTATGGCAAAGGCGCCATATATGGAATGTCGTATGAGAACATTGAGACTTGTCGTGGATTTACTGATATTGAAGTTGCTATCTATGATGAAATAGCTATTGCTCCTGCTAACTTATTGTCAACTGTAGCATACTGTCTTCGTGGTAAGAACATTAAGCCTCGTCAATATGCTATGACTACGCCTAGATTTGGTACTTGGTGGAATAAGTATCTAAAAGATAACCAAGATGATAAAAGTATCAAGATTATTCACTCTACAGTATTTGACCTTAATAAGAAAGGTAATGATGATGAATCTGTAATTACTCAAGAACAGATTGACAACATGATTAAGTCAACTCTTGATGAAAATATGCTTCGTCAGGAATTGTATGGTGAACTAATTGAAGATAATTCTGCAGGTGTTCTATTCTCGACTAGATTATTGTCAAATGCACCTAAATTCATGCAAAGAAATAATAACGGTTATGCTATTGGTATTGACTGTTCTGGCCTAGGTAAAGATAGTAATGTAATTGTAGTAAGAAATCAGAATGAAATTCTTGACATAGTTGAAAAGAAAGTTGCTTCTAATTCTGAACTTTGCTCAATAGTCAGAGGATTGATTTTGACACATGGTAAAGCAAATCTTTCTCATGTTGCTATAGACGAAGCTTATGGACTAGACTTGCATGAAAGATTATCAGATGCTGGTATTACTGCTACTATTGTTCCATTTGGCGGTAAAGCTAAAAATCAGGCTTATGCTAATCAACGTGCAGAAATGTACATAAATTTAAAGAAAGGTATAGAAGAATATGGTCTAAAAGGCATAAATGATGAGTTATATAGAGAATTGCAAGCAACTAAATACACACTGAACAACAATGGAAAAATCCAACTTATACCCAAAGATGAGATTAAATTGAACATTGGTCGTTCACCTGACATTGCAGATGCTCTTGCACTTACATATACACAAGACATTATTCCTATTGGACTAATAGAATCTGACAGAGAAATTCAAAATAGATATATGTTGTAAAAATAATTTTTCATCATATATAAATAATAATGTAGGATGGAACGCTGCCACTTACATTCAGCAAATTCAGCGTTAATGAGAGGTATAAAAAATATGGATGAACAAATCCTTGATAATATGAATGTTGATACAGTAGAAGAATCAGCTGCTTCAACCGCATCAACAGCTGTCGAACCATCAGAAGAAGCAGGCATTGTAGCTGACAATAGTCCTAGTGAAGTATCTAATGAAGTAGAAAATCCAGATGTGAACAGCAACATCGAGAAGGCAAATAATACTCAACGTCAATACACAGACTTAGAAAAGGCACAGTATTCTTTTCATAAGCAGTTCGCAAGGCAGAAAGCTAAGCATGAGCAGGAAATTGCTAATCTTAGAGCAGAATTTGACAAGCGACTAGCTGAAGAAATTGACAAAGTTAAGAATCCTGCAAAATACGCTCCAAAGACACGTGCAGACTTTCAGTATGACGATGATTACGTTAAGTATCTCGCAAATGAACAAGTCAATGCAGCTCTTGAAGCAAAAATTGCTGAATATCAGAAGCAACAGGAAGAAGAACAGCGTCAGGCTCAAGTTGATGCAGAATACAGAAATATGCTAGACAAAAGCGTTAAGTCAATTTACACTACTCCTGAAGCAGAAGCAGATTGGCGAGCAAAAGTCGGTGAAGGCATGAAAGCTGGACTAGGTGCAATGATTGATTCTGATGAAGATTTGTCAAATTACATTATCTTTTCTCCTGTTGGACCTAAGATTATGTACGAACTTGCTACTAACAAAAAGACAGTACAAGATATTTTCACTATCGGTATCACACCTGACGGACATGCAATTCCTCGTTCTCCTACTGACAGGATGCGTAAAATGGAAGAACTGGCTGAAAGACTGTCGAGAACTGATATAAATAACAATAGAACAAATGTTCAACCAGTAAAGCCTATCGGAAGACCTGGAATTAACAAAGAGGTTAAAAAAGACATTTTCAGTGACCCTAAAGCTTTGTTGGACATGATGTATTAACAATTCATTTTATAAGGATAAAAAATTATGGCTACAAATGATCAGACATTTAGTAATAACAAGAAAGTTAAGATGATTGCAACTGCAGTATATGCAAATTGCCCTTATCTTAAGAAAGCACATTCCTATGTTCCTATGGACCAGATGGAAAATAAGAAATACGGTAACAAGTATTCTGTCTATATTCCGGATCCGGGTAAGACTCGTATTGCTTCTGCAACTGATGGTAAGGCAGGTCTTGCTGCTCAGTATGACGCAATTAACGAAATCGAATACGAAATCGTATGTGATGCAGCTCTTAACGACTGCGAATTGACTCTTTGGAATAAGTTCGGTGATATTGAATCCTTCAAGGACCAGATTGCTCTTCCTCATGGTCGTTCCGTTGCTCGTGGTGTAGAAAAGGCTGCTATTGATAAGACTGTATTCCAGGCTTCTCAGGCTGTTGTTGGTGCTGCTGGTCTTGAAATTCTTTCTGAAGCACAAGGTGCTTTGGACATGACTGGTGCAGTTGGTAATAAGGTTACCTTCATCAATCCTACTGTTGGTACAAAGATTGCTGCTAAGGCACTTGGCGCTTTCAATAACCCAGACATTGCTAAGGACCTTTACCGTGATAACTGGCTTGGTAAGTATGGTGCATCTACCATCGTTACTGAATCTTACATGCCGGTAGTTGTTGGTTCTAGTTCTCGTACCGCATCCGTAACTCTTACTCCAGTAACTACTGACGGTGAAGTTGTTGGATTTGAACCTATCAAGAGCGTAACTGGTACTGCTAAGAAGGGTGATGCATTCAAGGTTGAAGGATTGAAGCTCGTTGACAAGAACGGTGTTCAGACTGATGCTGACTACGTTATCATCGTTGGTGATAATGGAAAGATTGCTGAACTTCGTATTGAAATCGAAGGTAAGTCTTGCAATAACGCAAATGCATGGGTTGCAGCTGGAACTGATTCTTTGACTCTTGTTCCAATGCTTGAAGATGGTAAGAAATACGCAGTTACTCAGTGCCGTATTGAAGGTGCAGTCGCATTTGATTCCTATAAGTTCGCTGAACTTCCAGGTACAAAGATGACCACTGAAAAGTTCGAAGATTCCGCAATCGAAGTTCAGACTTACGAAGGTGGTAACATTGACACATTCACCTCTGGTGTTCGTATCGTTGTTCCTTTCGCTGTCGGTCTTCCTGATCCTCGTGAATCTGTCATTGCTTACATCGAAATGTAATTAAATAAGATACTCTGTATCTCTCTCAAAGGTATCGTTGGTTAACTCCTTCGGTACCTTTTTTAGTGATATAAATAATAATGTAGAGGTAAAATAATGATAAATGTAAATGATTTGATACAGAATGCATTCCAGCGAGTTGGTATTTGCGGTGATGGTGAAGTTCCTACTCCTACACAAGCTATGGCAGGTGTAGCTGACCTTCAGTCTCTTATCACTGAATTGAATACTGAAGATTATCTCCTTGAAAATTATGTTACATTTGACGCTTATGTCAGTAAGAAAATCAAATTTGCAGTTAAGCCTGAACACTGGTTCGAGATTGAAAATGCTAATCTAATTGACACTAAGATTGCTAATGACCAGACAGAAGTTGGCGATGTCTACAAGATTAAAGACAAAAATGAATTTTATACGATTCGTTGGGATTCTATCCATCAAGTAATGCGTAAAGATACAAATCCTGCATTTAATGCTTACATGACAGAATACTGGCCAACATTCTTCGTTGATGCAGTTCCTGATAGATGTATTGGGGTTGCTCGTAAAGTTGGTAATACTTATAAGCAGTTAATTCCAGCTGATAAGATGATGATTGATGCTCAGACTAAAGGACATCTTGCTGAACTTTATGCTATCGAGACAGAATGGGTAGATGTTGATTACTTACATGACCCTGAAGACCCAAATTATAAGCCTACTTCAGTTGAATACTTCGTTGTAGAATTTGATAGCAATGTATCTGCTAATTTCCGTATTACTGTTCTAAAAGGAATTAAGATTTATAATGCAGAAGATAAGTTGCAGATTTCTAGCAAGTATCAGTCAATGATTGAAGATGGACTTTGTGTTAAGCTTTGTCAGCGTTATAAGTATTTGGAAATGAAAGCTGATTTTGAAAAGGATTTTGATTCTGCAAAGTCTATGATTAGTCGCATTAACAGTTCTAATCGTCCAATGCTTTATCAAGGCTTTGGAGCAAATGACTACAACAGTAATTATTGGAATCTTTATTCTGGCAAATTCTGGGGGTAATAAATGGCTAACAGAATAACATACGACCTTACTGGTGGTACTGATTTTGCTATGGCTGCACCTAACATTGAAGGTTCAGCTGTATCTCGTAATATGTTCACTGAAGCAAATACAGAAGGTGAAGCTGGAAAAGATACACGCACATTCCTTCAAAGTTGTCCAGGAATTAAATATACACTTTCACTAGGTAATGATGATAATTGTGATGGTCTGTATGTTCCTTCAACTGGTCTAGCAAATATGGACTATGAACAGTGCTTATTCGTAGCATATAAAGGTAACATTCACAGAATTGATACTGCTTTGAATGATGAAGTAGTTGGTAATTATGCTCTTGGTAATACAGTTCAATTTGCTGAATCTGGTGGTGAACGTGCTATTCTTCTTTGGGTAGATGGTAATGACATTCATGGTTATAATCTTAAAGAAGGTACAGCAGTT